AATGGAATGGGCTCGTAAGAATGTTCTTCACCTCGATGAGAAAGATATCAAAGAGATGGATCAACAGATTGCTAACGAGAAAGATCAAATGATCGCCAATGCTGAGACCCAAGGACAGATACAATTGGCTATGCAGCAACCACAAATGAATGCGCAAGCCCAGCAACAACAGGCAATGCAACAGCAACAAGCTGCACAACCTCAGCAAGATCAAGGTGCTCCTGATCAACAAGAAACAGATGCTGAAGCAGAACAAGATGCTGGGCAGGATACGGATACACAACAGAGCAAAGGGAAAGTTACCAAATTAAAAACTGGTACTTGGCCAAATTAATAGGAGAATATTATGAGTGAAACAGTACAAAATTTAGTCCACGCAATTCAGGCTGGCGATGCCCTTGAGACAGAACAAGCGTTTGCAGATGCAATGGCAGAAAAGTTATCTGCTCGTTTGGATGACATGCGTCAATCAGTTGCACAGAGTATGTTTGCACAACCAGCAGAAGCTGAGCCAGTCACTGAACATGCTGCGTATAAAAAACAGATCACTCATCATGGTGAAGATGATATTGCATCACACCAAACTGAAAAAGACTGGAACGAGCATGCTTCTAATAAAATTAATGAAGAAGCCGAAGACGAAACACATAGCATGTTAAAAGATATAGCTAAAAAACATAGAGGTATGAAACACTTTTATGATGCTAAAAAGAAAGTTCATGTTCTTCACGGACATGCAAGAGGTGACGAAATTACAAATTACATTGAAGTGAAACATGCTGGCGAAGGCACACATCACTACTACCATTCTAGTGACGGAAATTATGAAGTTCATAAAAAAAATCTAGGCAAAGAAGACTTACATAAGCAGATCTCAAAAGCATGGAAACGTGGCGATGTAGACGATTCTACTCCAAGCGGAAAAGAGTAATGCGTTACTACGAATTTACAAAATCTCTAAAGCGATCTGATGTTGTTGAAAGCGTCAGATCCTACCTTCAGTTAATCGAAAGAACTGAAGACGATACGATTTTGATAAATGGTATTGAAACAGAATTTACGAGTTTAGAAGAAGCAAGACAATACATTAAACAAGACTACATTTCGCATCAATTAGAAGAACAAGTATCAAAAGACTTATACGAGGAACTATCAGAACATACTGTCGCAAATATTATTAAAGAATATCACGATATCAAAGTTACCGATACATTAATCGAAAATTATATAAAACTTGCTTCTTCTCACATGTTTAGTGTAGACCCAGTTGTTCAAGGTATTCGTTCTCTTAATAAACTTGATAGATTGGTTGAGGGTAAATTGCATTATGTTCTTAATGATGAGTCAATTGTAACTATTGACGAGCGTACTCAATTGCGCCTAAATAACTTATTACAGAATCAAAAAGAAATTATTGAGTATATGAGAGAGTCAAAAGAGAACTTCTTTCATGTGCTTACACAATTAGAGGAATAATAAAATGGCGATGACTATCACCACACTAAAGAATACAAACCAAGAGACTGTGATTCATTTTGCATCTTCTCTTGCAGAGTCTGGCACTATTACTATTGCCAACTTAACTGCAACAAGCCAAGCGAGAAATGCAGCTACACCTACAGTTAATATTATTAAATGGTCGATTACTGGTGAGTTGGCATCAAAGGTTAATATTGTGCGTAACAGTAAAAATGTTATTGTAGCAGCACCTGAAAATGCTCCTTATGCAGAGTTAAACGCATGGGGTATTCCACTAACTAATGATAACACTTCTGACATCGTTATTACTAATGGTGCAGCAAAAGAAGTTACTGGTATTTTAGTTCTTCGTAAAGTTGCTGGTTGGTCTACTAAAGTTGAGGATGCTACTTACGGTGCTTACGACGATCCAACTCGTGTTGGTGCTTCTACCACATTAAGTGGTTCTCCAGATAAGGTATAATCATGAGACTAATTAGAGAAGTTTTCGAACAAACAAATACTATCGTTGAGTCCAAACTCGGCAAGGGTAAAGAATATTTTATTGAAGGAATTTTTCTTCAATCTGAACTGAAAAATCGTAATGGTCGTATGTATCCAGAATCAGTTATGGATAATGAAGTAGGTCGTTACATTAAAGAATCTGTCGAAAAGAATCGTGCGTATGGTGAATTAGGTCATCCAGATACTCCTTCCATTAATTTGGATCGTGTGTCACACATGATTGTTAGTTTACGTAAAGAAGGCACTAACTACATCGGCAAAGCAAAGATTCTAGAAACACCAATGGGTCAAATTGCACGTGGTCTTTTAGATGGCGGTGCAAACCTTGGAGTATCTAGTAGAGCATTAGGTTCCCTTCAAACAAATAACGAAGGTGTTCAAATTGTTCAAGACGATTTTATGCTGTCCACTGCAGCTGACATCGTTGCCGATCCGTCTGCTCCAGATGCGTTCGTAAGAGGTATTATGGAGTCAAAAGAGTGGGTCTTTGTTGATGGAAAGTTTGTGGAACAACATATTGAAGAAGCACAGCGTTCTATTCGCAAGGCTTCTTCACGAAATCTAGAGGAAGCAAAGATTTATGCTTTCCAAAAGTTTCTGAGTAAAATCAGATAAATAATAAATAATCTAATAGAACTATCCAGTTACAGGAGAAAACGATGTCAATCGAACAAAAAATCGCTGAAATTTTAGCTGAGTCTAAGCAATTAGACGAATTCAAAGTATCAGGCACAGAAGGTGGTATGGACTCAGGTAAAGACGGAGCAGAGGCTGGTGATCAGTCCCCAATCCGTGCTGCATCTAATAATGTACCAAATGGTGGTGAAACACCAAATGAAGCCAATGCAAAAAACAATGTAGATAACGAAGATGAAGCTGCAAATGCTACATCCCAGAAGTCAAACCCTGCTACTGCTAAAGCAGTTGCTGGTGATCAAGCAGTCATTCGTACAGGTACTAGCGTTAAAGAAGATGTTGACGCATTGTTGAATGGCGAGGAACTATCTGAAGAGTTCCGTGCTAAAGCAGAAACTATTTTTGAAGCAGCTGTTATGACTCGTGTTAAGTCAGAAGTTGCTCGTATTGAAGAAGAATTCGAAAGCAAACTAGCGGAAGCTGTTGCGAAGAATACAGAGGGAATTGTTGAGCAAGTTGATGGATACCTCGGTTATATTGCCGAGCAGTGGATGACACAGAATGAAATTGCCCTAGAGCGTGGTATGAAATCCGATATTCTTGAAGGTTTTATCGGAGGTTTGAAGAATCTATTTGAAGAGCACTATATTGATATTCCTGAAGAGAAATTCGATGTGCTTGGTGAAATGGAATCCCAAATCGAAGAACTAGAAACGAAACTTAATGAACAAGTTGCAGCTAACATTGAACTAAGCAAGACTCTTGCTGAAAGCAATCGTGCTGAAATTGTTAAGTCTATTTCTGAAGGTTTGACAGATACAGAAACTGAAAAATTTATGTCTCTTGTTGAAGAACTTTCATATGAAGACCAAGCTAGTTTTGAAACCAAAGTAAAGACTATCCGTGAGAATTATTTCACAACTAAAGCAGCTACAGTTAGTTCTGTAGTTACTGATGCTCCAGTAGAAGCGTTGACTGAAGAAGTTTCTAAGAAATTAGATCCAGCTATGTCTGCTTATGCTGCACAGCTCAACAAATTAAACAAATAAGGAAATCCAAAATGACACAATCTCGTCAAGATTTAGTAAAAAAATGGGCTCCGATTCTTGAGCACGAAAGTGCTCCAAAGATTCGTGACAACTATCGTAAAGAAGTAACTGCGGTTCTTCTAGAAAACCAAGAGCGTGAAATGGCTAAGCAACGTGAAGCGTTGTTTGAAGCTGCTCCAGCTAACTCTGTTGGTTCTTATGGTGACACTGGCGGTTTCGCTAAGTTCGATCCAGTAATGATCAGCTTAGTTCGTCGTGCAATGCCACAAATGATCGCTTATGATGTTTGCGGTGTACAACCAATGACTCAGCCAACTGGTTTGATCTTCGCAATGAAATCACGTTACAGCACTCAAGGTGGTGACGAAGCATTATTCAACGAAGCTGATACAGACTTTGCTGGTACAGGTACTCACTCTGGTGCGTATGACTTCGGTGGATCTGAAACTACTGGTACTGGTCTAGCGACTGCCGATGGCGAGCGTTTAGGTCAAGGTGGTGTTGGTGATGGTTCTTTCGGTGCTATGGCTTTCTCTATCGAAAAGACTTCTGTAACTGCAAAGACTCGTGCTTTGAAGGCAGAATACTCTATCGAATTAGCACAAGACATGAAGTCTGTTCATGGTCTTGACGCTGAAGGCGAATTAAGCAACATTCTCTCTACTGAGATCCTTGCTGAAATCAACCGTGAAGTTATCCGTACAATCTACAAGACTGCTAAGCCAGGTGCTCAAGTTGGTGTAACTACTGCTGGTACATTCGACTTAGATACTGACTCAAATGGTCGTTGGTCTGTTGAGAAGTTCAAAGGTCTAATGTTCCAAATCGAACGTGAAGCCAATGCTATCGGTCAACAAACTCGTCGTGGTCGTGGTAACGTGATCATCACTTCAGCTGACGTAGCTTCTGCTCTCGCTATGGCTGGTGTGTTAGATTATTCTTCTGGTTTGACTGGTAAGAATGATTTGACTGTAGATGACACTTCTACTACTTTCGCTGGTATTTTGAATGGCAAGTACAAAGTTTATGTTGACCCATATACTTCAAACGTGTCTTCAACTCAGTTCTTCGTTGTTGGCTACAAAGGCGCATCTGCTTTTGACGCTGGCTTGTTCTATTGCCCATACGTTCCGTTGCAAATGGTTCGTGCAGTTGATCCTAACAGCTTCCAGCCAAAAATTGGCTTTAAGACTCGTTACGGTCTAGTTGCTAACCCATTCGTTAACTTGGATGACGGCACTAACGGCACTGACAACTTGACAGCTGACGTGAACTACTACTACCGTCGTGTTAAGGTTTCTAACCTAATGTAATCGGTTAGTCGGTTTTAAAAAAGCCGACGAAGAAGCGGTACTTTAAGAGGGATCTTCGGATCCCTCTTTTTTATTTGGATAAATAATTGTATGACATCTCCTACTATTACCTGCCCGATCCCAGATAACATTACTCCATTATCTCCTAATGGGTTTATGTTTAACATCACTAAGTTACCTAATCTGTCATTCTTTTGTCAGTCGGTAAATATTCCAGGTATCACTCTTGGTGCTCCTGAGTTTGGTAACCCATTTAATGTGCAACCAATTCCAGGTGAAACATTAACCTATGATCAACTGACTGTTCAGTTCCTAGTTGATTCTAATATGGCAAACTACAAAGCAATCTATAACTGGATTATCGCTTTAGGTTTCCCGCAGTCGTATGAGCAGTATATCACTTATAATGAAAATGACACATTGAATTATTCTGAGTTGGCAAAGAACTACTCTGATGCTACTTTGCAAATTCTTGGTGGTAACAATCAAACTGTACAGTTGGTACAATTTGTCGATATGTTTCCAATCACGATTGATTCGTTGATGTTTGCATCTACAAATACAGATGTGCAATACCTAGTTGGGAATGCAACATTCCGCTACGGATACTATAAATTCTTGTAAGACAAACTTGATTTTTTTGTAATACTGCGGTATAATGGCAGTATATAAATGTGAGGATATTATGAATATTGAACAATTGCAAGAACAGTGGGACAAAGACTGCGAGATTGATGATAACTATCTCGGTGAAACGACCACAGCAACTCCTAAGTTACATGCCAAGTATTTAAAAATGCTTGTCAACATCAAACTTAAACACACCAAATACCAATCAGACTACAACATGCTTCGGAAAAATAAATTCCGATTGTATCGTGGAGAACTCTCACGTGATGAATTAACAGATCTTGGTTGGGAACAATGGCAAGGTGTTAAGCCATTAAAGAATGAGATGGATGAATTCCTCTCAGGTGACACCGAACTAAATACTTTAAGAGTCAAGATTGATTATCTTGAGACAATGATATATTTTCTTGAATCCGTTCTTGGCCAAATCAAAGCCAGAGACTGGCAGATTAAAACTGCAGTTGAATGGAAGAAATTCTTAGCTGGTATGTAATGATAAAAATTGAGAAGTTAGACGAAGTTTATGTTAGAGTTTTTAGCGATGGTTCTATTGAACAAGAACTCGCTGACTTTTTTACGTATGAATATCCAGGTGCAAGATTTACACCACAATTCAGAGCAAGACTCTGGGATGGTAAGGTTCGTCTATACGATCAAGTAAGAAAGACACTCTACGTAGGATTAGTTTCTTACGTTGAAGAGTTTGCCACTCGCAATGGGTATGGCATTGAATACGTAACTCCTGTATTTCATCAAAACAATATCACACATCAGATTGTAGAAGACTATGCCAAGTCACTCAATCCTCATGGTCGTGGTAAACCAATCGAAATCCGAGACTATCAAATTGAAGCAGTAAAGACTGCTCTCGATAAAGAGCGGACACTCCTATTATCTCCCACTGCGTCAGGAAAGTCATTTATAATTTACACCACGATGCGTTGGCATATTGCACACGATCGTAAATGTATCATTATTGTTCCAACAACATCTCTTGTTGAACAGTTATTCACTGACTTTGAAGACTACTCATCTGCCAATGGTTTCAATACTGCAGGCTCTTGCCAAAAGTTATATGCAGGATTCACTAAAGAGTTTACTAAAGATGTTTTAATTACAACTTGGCAGTCAGTATATCTACAACCTAAGTCTTGGTTTGCTCAGTTCGATGTAATCTTCGGAGATGAAGCACATCAATTCAAAGCAAAGTCCCTAACAACAGTTATGGAAAAGATGGACAAGATTCGTTATCGTATTGGTACAACAGGAACACTTGATAACAAAAAGGTTCATCGTTTGGTTCTTGAAGGTATGTTTGGTCCAGTGCATAAGGTTACTACAACCAAAGCACTCATGGACTCAGGAAGACTTACCACCCTAAATATAATGTGTGTGATGTTGAAGTACAACGAAGAAATTCGTAAGGCACAAAAGAATAAGACTTATCAAGAAGAGATGGACTTTCTTGTAAGTAATGAGAAACGAAATAAATTTATTCGTAATCTTGCAGTAAATTGTGAGGGTAATACCTTAGTGCTTTTTCAGTATGTTGAAAAACATGGTAAGATTTTATATGAATTAATAAAGGACAAGGTGCATGAAAATCGTAAAGTGTTCTTTGTTTACGGAGGAACAGATACAACCGATCGTGAAGCAATACGTCACATTACAGAGGGCGAGAGCGATGCTATCATTATTGCTAGTTTTGGCACATTCTCCACTGGCATCAACATACCGTCTCTCGAGAATGTCATTTTTGCATCACCATCAAAGAGCAAGATCCGTAACTTGCAAAGTATTGGTCGTGGATTGAGATTGAAAAATGGCAAGACTAAATGTAATTTGTTTGACCTTGCCGATGATTTGCATTGGAAGTCTTGGAAAAACCATACTCTAAATCATGCAGCAGAAAGATACAAAACTTACGCTGAAGAAGAATTTAAAGTTAAAATAATAGAGGTGGATCTATGTTAGACGACAACGAGTTCTATATTGTAATGAAACTCACTTCTGGTGAGCAGGTTATGGCTGTGCTTAAAGAAGAAGATGATGAACATGTTCTACTTGAATCTCCCATGTGTATAAAAACTATTCCAATAGTTGAACAAAGTCGTGAGCATGTGACTGCCCATCCTCTTTGTCAATTCTCGGATGATCGTACATTTGTAATTGCTAAACGAGACATTATGTTCGTTAAGAAGTTACATCATCTATTTGTTCCTCATTATCAACGTATTGTAGAAGAACATGAAAGAATTTCCTTTGTATCTAAAAACAAAGATGGTTCTATTGGTTCTGTGGATGAATTAGAATATGAAGATGAACTTACGCAAGAAGAAGCAGTAAGAAGAATCGCTATGTTGGAGGATTTAGCAAAAACTCCTAAAGACGAGGAAGAAGAGAAGAGATACAGAGTATTCGTTGAAGGAAACGATACGATTAATTAATACGTCACGATCAACCCTAACACAGTGATTATGCCCCAAGTCAATTAAAAAAGCAAATTTATTTTATCTGCAAATTTGCAACCCAATAAGATTTGTCTTTTCGTGATGAATGATGTATACTTATGAATAAATTGAATTAAATGAGGAACGAGTATGTATGGCACAATATGTAAATAACGCTGACTTTCTAGCTGCAATCGTAGAGATGCGAGCTAAGAAAAAAGAAGCTGAAGAAAAAGGTTTACCGAAACCACAAGTAAGTAATTACATTGGCGAATGCATTCTTAAGATAGCAACTCATCTTTCTTATAAACCCAATTTTATTAATTATTCCTATCGTGATGAAATGATATCTGATGGCATTGAAAACTGCCTTCAGTATATTGATAACTTCGATCCCACCAAATCCAATAATCCATTTGCATATTTTACACAGATTATCTGGTATGCATTTCTGCGAAGGATTGCCAAGGAAAAGAAACAAAGTTATATTAAAGGTAAGATGATTCAGGACATGCCGT